AACCTTTAACATCTTACGTCTAGACTTCCAAAATACTTTTAAAACTCTAATATTACCATAAGCATCAAATGTATTTCTATAAGGTGTACCACTTTCAAATACTTTAGTATCTATAAGTTCAGGATCAACATTAGTAGGTTTGAACATACCAATATCAATATTACCACCACCTGTATTAGGTCCTCCTGTGAATGTACCATTCTCAATAGAGTCTATTTCATCAGGTGATAAATCTTCATGATAATCATCTATAATTCTACCTGGTGATAGATAATTCTCTATAACTATGATATCAGCATCTTCTATATAAGGAGATAAACCTGATCTTACAACGTGTACATGCTTAGGATTTAATCTTTCTACTATAGGTTCTCCAACTATTACGTCAACTAAATAAACTTCTTCAGCTACTAATAAAGCATCTTTAAATCCTTTAGAGAACTTTTGATCTAATCTTAATTTTTGCGATAAGTGTGCTAATATTTGAGTAGCTGTACGTTCTCTTAAATCTTGATACTCATAGTTTTTAAATTTATCAAAAGCTGCAAGTTTCTTTTTTAAAGATTCTTCATCTATTGATTCTTTTTGAAACTCTGATATTAGTAGCTCATAGAACTTATCTTTAAGCTCATTCTCTTTATTAGAGATTGCGTCATCATTAATTACTCTAACCTTATACTCAATACCACGTTTAATAGCCTCACCTACAAGTAAATCAATCTTAGGATTGGCTATTGGGTAGTTTTGCATAGTTGAAGGCATAGTTAAATGCTTCAACTGAAAAGGGTTTATAGCTATCTCTACATCATTAGGATCTAAGATATTACTATATAAATTATAATTGATCTGCTTGTTTCTTACATTCTTTCTAAGACCTTCGTGTCTCCAAAAGATTAAACTTTCTGCAGAATCTATATTCTTTTTTCTCCACTCAGTATTCTTTTGTTTAAAAGGTTTCTTCTGTGCGGGAAAATGTATAACGCTAGTATCTGGCAACATATTCTTCTAAATTACAAATTAAATAATCATTTGTTAGTATCTTGGAAAATTATTTCTGCGATTTGTATGGCTTAATTCCATAAAACCATTCATTGTATCTAACCAACCATCATTAGAATTAGGTAGAGCATTCTTATTAAATCTGCTTGTAAAGAAAGCATCTTGAGCTAAATCTTTAACCTTAACAGTTTCTTTAGGAGAATGATCATATAGTTGATATTTATCTTCTTTCAAAATCAAAGCCATACCTAATGCTGAAATTCTATCAAAGTTACCATTAGGATTATAGGATATCAATTCATTTAATAATCCTATAGACTTAATATTATGTAGATTTAATCTTCCACTATCCTCTTCTGCAGTAGGGTCTGGAGATACTAACCAACTATTAATTAACCTTAACGCATAAGCGTTAACAGCAACAGTAGCTGTAGTACCGTATTTTCTATTACCTACTTTTAGAATCTTAACATCTGATGTATCACTTAATGATTTAGGTGTTTCAGCTAATAAATGTACACTATTCTTTTTCTCATAATGCCAGAATAAACCTTTTTTATTCTGCTCGTAGTTATTCTCAGCGTTATAGAATAGTGTTAATCTTCTAGTTATCTCATAGAACTCTGTAGTCTCAGGTCTACCTGTAAACTCAGCTACAATTCTATCAAAGAATGTATCTATTACAAAAGCACTACCTAACGATAATGTAGAACTCTCATCATCATCATAAGTATCTGTACCAACTATATACCTATTACCCATTGTTTTACCTTCACCATCTAGTTTAGGCATCTCAAATATTTGTATAAGTCCTGGTTTGTTTTTATTATCTTTAATAGGCCACTCTCTAAGTAAACCTGAAGCTTCTTTATTCTTCCATACTATCTTACCTTCTGATCCAGTAACTAATTCACCAAACCAAGTTAAATCTTCATACTTATGAGGTTTAGTTTTAATCTCAGATAGTTGTTCTTTTAAATCAGCAACTGGAAACATATTCTTGTTACTATTTAAGAACATCTCTGAAGGTTTAATAGGGTAGTTCATCATCTCCATATCAAGAGCATTAGATGACCTAGCACCTTTTTTCTCATCCCTACGCTTCTCATAAAAAGCTATAGCTCTATCTACATCTGTATTACCGTTGTGGTCTTTAAATTCATTGTTAGCATAATAAGCAGGTATAAAAAATCCAATAGGTTTAGAACTACCCTCCCACTCATCATTAAATCCTAAAAATCCATAAGCTTCAGGATCTCTAAATATAATCTCTGATTCTTGTATCTTATCAACGTTACCTCCAGTACCTATGTAGAAAGAAGAACCAAACTTATTACCATTTCTTGTTTGACAAGCTTCATTAGATGCATGTACCTTAAGTACAGGTTCTAATAAACCTACCTCTTCTATAATCATTACAGTAGGTCTAGTACCTGCTGCAGCCTCTGGATTTTCTACAGTGTAGATACCGTGTTTAATAGTAGATCTACTACCAACTTCTTTCATTTCACCTGCTACTTTTTTCTCATATACAGCTCTCCAACCTCTTTTATTATTAGGAAGTAAAGTGCCTGACATTGACTTTTTAAGAGGTGAAGGTATTTCATTATCTGTGTTATATGCCCAAGCACCTTTAAGACTGTTCATAGCATTCTCTACTTTTTCAAGTAAGTCAGTAGATTTAGAAGCTATACCAGCTCCTACAAATATCTCAACTCTTCTAGGTTCTTTATCATATCTCTTTTTACCATCAGTAATAAGTTCATGTAATATAACCCCATTACCTACACTGTAAGACTTACCAATACCTCGGCTACCTAACAACATTAAGTCTTTAGCCTTATTTTGATATAACGGTTTACCTAAATTTCTATCATGTAGCTTTCTTAAGTAATCTCTAGCTGGTATATAACTTTTTAATTTATCAGGAGTTTTAAATGCTGATTCATATTTCTTAGCTGCTAAATCAGATATAGTCTTATGTCCTAATTCTACGTCTAGTACCTCCCTTAAACAAGTATAATCATCATCTCCTTCAAATCCACTAAATCCTCTAGCCTCTATCCAATTATAGAATATCTCCCACTCAGTATCCCTTAATGTAGGTCTAGTTAATATAGGAGCAGATGCTACAGAGTTTTCATCTTCCATCTCTATCTGTGTAAGATTTACATAGAAGTAAAGTTGGGGAGGCATCCATCTCCACTTGTTTTGACCTTCTATATCTTCAATATGCGTTATTGAAATATCTAAGTTAACTCTATCATCATCTACTCCCCAGAAGCCTTCTATAACTCTCTTCTTCTGCTCTCTCCAAAAAGTTAAATAGCCTGCTGATGACGGATGTAAATCTGGTACATCGTCTAATAAAAAGTTTTTTCTATTATTTATTCTTATAAAAGGCATTATATCAATCCTAATTCTCCTGCTGATTCTTTAATTCCACCTCTGGTTTTTCCATTAGCTTGTTCTTGTTTAAACATGTTCATAATCTCTTCATACTGTGAATAGATTTTACCTGTGTTTAATATCATCTTATCTAATTGATCAGCTGTATCCATGTCATACTTAGTCTTATCAATTAACTGTTGTCTATCTACAAGCTTTAAATTAAAGTTTCTAAGCATCTTCTCAGCTATTGTTAAACAACGCTCATAGTACTCTGTATACAACTCTTTAATTTCTTTAGTCTCCCAATTAAACTTTTTATCTCCTATAAAGTCTTCAGCTATCATTCTTTTTTTCTCAGCCTATGGAACATTAATCCAGGTGTTACCCTCTTTCATATCTAAGCAAAGAGCAATAGCCCACATTATCTGTGAGCTACTTTCTTTACCCTTTGATTTATCTTTAGAATGATAATCCTTGAACTTAGTAACAGATAAGAAGTTTGGATTAGCTGTCCAAAAGTTTATGTTTGTATCTAATGTTTCAAGTATAGCTCCCATATTAATAAATTGCTACAACGTTACCTTCTGTAAAGGCAATATACTTTTCACCACACATAGGTTCACCTCTCAAAAAGTCAGCAGTCTTAATTTTAACTTCATCACCAACTTTAACTGCTTCACATTGAGGGCCTACAGCAATAACTTTAACTTTCTGCACCTTAGCTAATTGTTCATTTACAAAAGCTTGTTGATCTGCTTCAGATAGTTTAATTTTAGTTTTAGGCTTCTCAATTGGATTTTCTACAATGATATAAGCTTTAATAGGTCTTGGTACTCTCTCTTCCATAATGTTTAATTTAATTATTTTTTATTTGCAATTCTTCTCATGTTTTTTTCTACCATAGCCTTATCAGCTGCAGTAGCTTTCTGTGTTCCTCCATTAAATGTAATAGGCTCTACAGTTCTCTTATCTCTACCTCTATAGTAATATGAGCCTCTATCTTTAACAGGTTTAACAATAGCTGTCTCTGTTTTAAATTCATCAAGTACCTCATCTATAGATTTATCTCCATAAAATAGATTAAAATTATCATCTTCTATTGTATTACCGCAATACTTACAGCTATAATACTCTCTTGTAAACAAGTAAGCGTGATAGCCACTTCCGTTTGTAGCTTCAGGTATAACAACTGTAAGTTCTTCATTATTAACTTCACATCCATTGTGTGTACATTTAAATACTATCTTTCTCTCCATCTTTATTAGATTTATATGTTCCCATGTTACACTTCTCAAAAAACTTAAAAGCTTGTTCAGATTCTACATCTTCTTTTCTCATAATACGTTTAGATAGCCAGATATAATTACCTCGCTTAGTTTGCTTTAAATGTGACTTAGCAAGCTTAGTTCTAACTTTGTATTCCTCAAATGTTTCATCGTCTTCTACTAACCTTCTGTTTACCACAGAGTTACGTATTTTAAATCCTTCGTTCTCAATATAACGATAACCTCCAGGTGTAATTAATTCACCTTGCTTAATCTCCTCTAAATGTTCCTTAGCCTCTTCCATACTATAATTTATTAAAATTGAACTTCAAATATAACACTTATTAATTAACTTAACAAGTGTCTAAAAGGTTTTGACTCTTTATCAGCTATATATTTCTTATATTCTGACCATAATTTCTTGATTCTCTTGTATTTATCTACAATTATAATCTCATCATACCCTATATTTAAATATACAAGATTGTTCTCATTTAAATCCTCTCTCATCTTAGGATTAGCTTCTTCTATTGTAAGAATATCACCTAAATCTATAACTTTTCTAACTCTAGATACAACATTAGTATCAGTGTCTATCATTATTCTAACTACTTCTAATTCTGTATCCATATTAATGTGGTTGTTTAATATATGTTCCATGTCTTGTATGTTTAATAGCGTTAATTATATCCCATCTAGCGTAAAATATACCTAGATTAGTCAGTCTAAAGTTAGGAAATGACTCACAGTTGTCTACATCTGACTCTGCTATACCTCTTTTAGCACATTCAAACTGAGATTCCCATGCAGCTTTAGCTACTTCAAAGCTAATACCATGTTTAACAGCAACTTGTTTTATAATCTCCTCTACTTTTTTCTGCATTGTACTGTAAGTGTTATAATTTGATCATCAAATTCTGTTAAAATATCAGCTGTATGGTCTACATGTTGTGATTGCCAAGTGCTTATAATACTTTCATACTTAATTAAGTCTTTTATATACTTATCTAAGTCATTATTCAAGTATATAGCTGTAAAGATATTCATGCTAGTCCTTTCCATTAGATATATCTATAGTGAAACTTAGTGTAAAACTATCTTCAGGGTTAACAATTATACTCTCTAACAGTCTTTCTTCACCAGAATAACCTATAATTATACCTTTTTTTCTCAAAGAACCTATAGTCTGTTCAAATACAGCTCTAGTCATAGCTACTTTATTCCTATTAGTTATAGATTCTCTAATAGCTACCTTAGTATCTGTAGCAAATACAAGTTTATATCTGTCTTTAGGATCAGTTATATGCTTTTTAATATAGTTATAATACAATAAACCAGCTAGTACATCAGCTTCTGTATCTTTAATCCTAAGAATAGGCTTCATTAACTCTAAATATAACCTGTAAAATGTCTTTATATCTTTACTAGGTAACTTAATTCTCTTCTCCATATAAGCAAATATATACCACATCTTTCTAATTTCCAAATATCTGTAAAATAAAAATACCTAGATGGAGAGTCTAGGTATAGTCATTATAGTTGAATTGCCCGACTGGGCTAGAAGGAGGTACTATCTAATAATAAAGCGTCCTAAAAGGGATTCCAACCCTCACCTTCCCTATATTTCAGGGTTAATACCACAGCCACTTGCGGTAAAGTTCTGCCATTAAACTACTCAGACGCTTTGGTTAAACCTATCAGTTTTAACACTGATAATCTATAGACCTTTCATAAAATAAGCCACCTCTTCTTTAAGGAGGTAGCCTATTTAAATCAATATCAATAAAATCGCATATACAAGTATACGTATCATATTTGTAAATTCCAAACAATTATTGCATAAAATAGTTAAAATAAATGTAACTACTTGATCCTAAGATAAATAAAATTAATCTAACATTAAACTTATCTACATCTATCAAAGCTGAACTATCATCTTTTAGCTTACTTGTAAAGAATCTATCAGGATACACCTTACTATCTAGTTTATTTCTAGTATAAAAGTATAATCCATTACTTATAAGTGGCTGTATTACAGATAGTTCAAGTATGTTACTTAATGTAATCATATAACTATAATCTAATATATCCATTAACATTAAGGTAGAAGATAATAAACAAAGTCTTTGTAGTACTTTGTATACGTGAATATCTAACCCTAATACATCATTATCAAAATCATTAGCCTTATAAGCTTTATGAAAGGTATGAGCATCTTGTACACCCTCTATAGCGTAGTATAATAACCAAACTATTAATATATAAATTGCTACCATTGTTTATATTTAAAACCTCTATAGAGATAAGAACTTAGCTTATAGATTATAACTAAGCCTCCTGCAACCATTACAGTAGATCCTATTTTATCATAGACATAAGCTGTATCATAATCACCTATACTGATGTAATAATCTATTACAAATGATAGTATGAACAGTATTGGGAATATCACTAATAGTTCTACTGGGAATGCTTTTACTTTACTTAGTAGTTTCATAGTTTATTTGTTTATGTATAACATTGGAGCATCTATTAGCTCAGACTCTATATAACCTATATTATATTTCTCTATAGCTTCTTGTGAAGGTATTAAGAAGCCTTCTTTATTTTCTGTACAGTAGTGAGCTTCAAATGACTCAAAAGGCATATCTAGTTTAGATAGGTCTATTGTATATATTTTTCTCATAGTAAATGTGATTTATCTTCTTCTATTAGCCAATATAAGGTATAATCTAAGTCGTCTATAGTTGCTATAGAAGGTATATCTAAGACTATGTTTTCTTTATTAGGGGCTATTGGTAGTATTAATCTAACGGATGATCTACCGTCAAATGGTTTTGATATAACTAATAGGTACTTATCCATAGGATCTCTCCATGTACCTAAAGAACCTTCTCTTATGATATGTCCTTCTAATTTAGTATAACCTCGTTGTAGGAGTAAGTCTTCAGTTATCATATAGCTAAGGTAGGGTAGAGGTATGACAATTCCAAATTTTTTAGAAAATTTTTGGAAATATTTTTGGGTTTTTGAGTGAGTACCACCTCCAACATACACCCACACCTTTTATATTTTGGGCGGTATACCCGCCATTGTTTTTATTTATTTATTAATTTTTAATTCTTATTTTATGAAATTCACAATCACAACACCAAAATCTAACCCTAACACTGTTGTTAATGTTAGTGAATCTAATCCTGAAATGGGTTGGATTCTTGTTAAAGAATCAAACTTTGTTATCCGTGGTGGTGCAGAGTTTGAAAATGCAAGATATGCATTGTTTAGAGCGCCATTAGAGCGTTTAAATGCAATGCAAGGTCTTGTTAAAGGCGCAGACTTTGACGCTTTGATGAAAGCTCGTGGTTATGCGGGTATTAAGATTGTTACAACAGACAGTCTTACTCCAGCTTACGAAGGTCACGAGCCTCGTAAAATGTCAGTTAAGAAAGGTGGACAACCAATCTTATCTGTTGACGGAAAATTGATTTACCGTACAGAAACTATCTCTGATATTTCTGATAAGACGGAAGATACAATTATTCCTGTTCAGCGTATTGCTGTTGCTAAGACAGCAACTGTTTCTGCAGTTGAAGCAACTGTTGAGAATGACCCTGCATAGCAGGTATGAGAGCATAGGGTAACTCCTATGCTCTCTTTTTTAATTTGATATTTAATAGATTTACAATCTATTATTAAGATAACAGGTTTGGGGGCACGCTCTGATATTAAAGAAAAATGTTGTTGACACAGAACAATATTAGCTAATATCAACGTGATACGTGAAGCCAACATTAATAAAGGAAGGTATACATTAACAACTGAAGCGAATTGTGTAGTAGGTTGTTAATGTACCTTTATTAATTAAATACCTTTTTTTCTTTTCTCAAATAGTACATTTAACGCCCTAAATTAAAATCAATTATAAACCCTTTAATCTCTCTATTATGACAAACTATTTAAATAATCAACCATCTCTTGATACAATAACCTGCAATAAACAAGACTTAATAA